AACACCCATTCATGGCTATGTCTGAAACAGATGCTCAAAAGATTTTTGATACACAAGCAGGATTCCGCCTTGCGACTCCACGAGAGGCTCAAGAGTACTACGCATAATTAGGGGGTGTTTTGATTGCAAACAATCAACACTAACAGCCAACAAAAGATATACTTAGAAGTATATAGTAACGGGGTCTTGTCTCAAGTAGACGCTAACACAAATCCCACATTAGCACTTTATGATGCAGACAATGATTCTGCACCGCTTACTGGATTTGGAAGTTTAACTGGATATGATGAGACTCCCGCAGGCATTTATTCATATGCCTTGACTCCAGCAGTAACCAACAAAAATTTCGTGTTAGAAGCACGTTGGTCATATGTTGTTGGCGGAGTAACAGTTACTCAGAATGATTTTTATTCAATTGAAACACCTTATGCATCAGTCGGGGAAGCCATGGATTTCCTTGGATATAGCCCTACGCCATCAGATGCAAACTATATTGATCCAAAGAGTATAGTCAATGCAGAAAAGCTGTCCAGAACCATCATAGAAGGCTATACAGGCATAAAGTTTTATACATACTATGGCGGTCAAGAAGTATATGCTATTGGATCAGATACAATTCATCTTACAGAAAAGATGCTTACACTTGATCAGATTTATGAGAACGAAATCTTGGTATTTGATCAAACTCAGAACCCAGTTTATAATACATTTGGGTATAGCACAGAAATTAGCCCAAGTGGTTATGCTATAAGAATTTGGTATCCAGGATGGCCAGATGGCTGGAACAATCAAATGGATCCCGTCATTTATCCATACGGAAGATTTAGAGATGGCTATCTATATCGTTTTGTTGGACAAATTGGTTACAAGTATGTACCAGAAGATATTAAGTTGGCATCAATGCTTTTGATGCAGGATATACTTTCAAATGACTACAATTGGAGAAATAAGTATTTGTCCAAGGTTGACCTTAGTGAAATTTCATTTGAAATGGCTAAGGGTGCCTTTAACGGTACAGGAAACGTTGCGGTAGACAACATTCTTGATCAATACCGTAAAGCAAATATTGTGATCATCTAATGTTTAATTCATCATTTATGGCATCTATCATGAATATGAAGGCGGATGTTTATACTCAAACAAATACTCAAGACCCGTCAACTGGTGCTATTAAGCGTCAGTGGGTTTATAGCCACACAATTCAGTGCAAAGTAGAACCTATTAAAGTTGGCGGAGCTTCAACAAGAACTGATAACAAAGCTTTTGATAAGACAGCAGATGCAAACTATACAGAAAAACTACAGCTTAGACTTAAAGGCTTTGAGCTACTTTCAAAGCGTTGGCGTATTCAAAACATTCGTACAAGCGATAGAAAAAAAGTATTTATTGAAATTGACAAAGCTGGACAACCAGATACAATTTTTGAAGTAACCGCAGCACATGCAGTATTAGATCCTTTTGCAAAGATAGCATACTATGAAGCAGTGCTTCTAAGAACTGAGTTGCAAGATGACAGTCAAGCTTGAGATTGATACAAAGGAGCTTGTAAATTCAGTCTACGAAATTTCACAAGGTCTTGAAGAACTTACAAAGTCTTCAGTTTTACAACAAGTATCTCGTGCTGTATTTTCTCTTACATCTGAAAGATTCATGATTGATGTTGACAATTATGCCAGAAGAAATCCAAAAAAAATGCATCACGTTTATGAGTGGGGTAAAATTGGAAGCCCTCAAGGTCGTTTGTTTGTATTAGAAAGATCAACAATATTGGGCGGTAGCCTATTAATAACTTCAAGTTTCTTACCATCTAAAATGCCAGTGCCTATTAATCCAGAACTATTGCAACCAGGAAAAACTGGAAAAATTGTAACGGCAAGAAATATATTTAGAAATAAAGCAGAAGTTATGGAAAACGGAACACCAGTTTCATTTACTGCAAAAAGAGTATTAGCATTTACGGGCGGTAGCGGATTAGCATTTATAGCACCTGGAACTAAAATTGATATATTACATCCAGGCGGGATACAAACAAAAAATGCTTTTGCTACATATATGCTTGAATGGTATACTAAAAATGCTAATTTAATTGTAGATGCATCTGGCTATTATGATAGATTAGCTAATGATGTAACAAATGTTCTTAATTCAAAAAATCCAAGTATTTCAGCCATAAGAACAGCAGTTAAAAGCATTTCAGATCAGATAGATGTGGGGGCAACGATTAAATGACGGTAGATTACTCTAAAGTAGCAGTATCAGATGTACGTAATGCCATGTGGGTAGAATTGCAAAATGCTGGCATTTTTACTGCTTCAGATTATACGGCTACAGGATTTACCAGTCCTCTTGTCCCTATTATCCCGTCTCAACAAGTACCAGAATTTAATAACTTGCTTCCAGGCAAGACTTATATAACTTATGATATTGTTCAAAAAAATACAGGTGTTCAGTGGTGGATATCTGAAGAGACTATGATTATGCAGATTGTCTCCAGAAGCAATACTCAAATCCTTACAATTGCTAATTTCCTAACTGACCTATTTAGAAGATATGAACAGTCAGCATTAGATATCAACTTAGAAAGAATGTCGGGAAGTCCGTATAGATTCCTTTTTTTCCGCCTAGAATCTGCAAATCCAGTCCAACCATTTATTGATGAAGGTGGTTTTATGAGTGGAGATATATCAATCCAATACTCATATACTCGTGAAGTGGATGAAGGCACAACTACCAATACTGGCAGATATATCTAAAATTTGAATTATATAGGTTAAATGCTATGCTTTTCTATGAGGAAGCAAGTTGTCACTTTTTTTGTTTTAATTTTATATCAAATAAGGTGGTGAAATAAATAAATGGCTACAAGTACTAAAAACGTAATCGTTGGAGCAGCATCTCTATTCGTTTCAGTTGGTAACAACTCAAACAATACAGGTCGCCCAACAACATACAAGACAGATCTTTCAAGTTTGATGCCAACAAACACATCAGCACGTACTGGTATTCTCCAGTCCTCTGCTTATCGTGAAGTTGGTTATACAAATACAGGACTTGAGGTTTCATACGAGCCAACATACGGTGAGGTTATGGTTGATCAACTTCTTGATGCAGCCCGTATCTTCAAGCAAACACTTAAAGTTATGCTTAAGACAGAACTTACCGAAGCAACTCTTGAAAACCTTCAATTCTCATGGGGTCAAATGGATAGCGTATATGTTGCTAATGCTAACAACTCAGTTGTTAACGTTCCAACATTGCTAAACAATGATTCTTCTGTTAACAGCACACCAGATACTCCAGCAGCAACATTGAATATGGCTGCAGGTGCTCTTGGTGACGCACCAGTAGAGCGTGTACTTATCGCAGTTGGACAAGCTCCAGCTCAAATCGGTACATCAGCAGCTTTCAATGATCCAGCAGCAACAGGTTCAACACCAGTTGTATCAGTTGGAACAGGTTCAGTAACTACTGTTGCTCGTAACAAGGAGCGTGTATACGTTGCTCGTCGTGTTGTTTCTATTGATACAACAATGCATGCACTCAAGCGTGATGCAGCAACTGTGTTCCCAGTGAATTTCCGTTGCTTGCCAGATTCAGATGCAAACTATGCAGGTGCAGAATACGGTGTTGTTATTGACCGTGTATACGGTACATTCTAAACAAAACCTAATATACAATTTAATATTGATTCAAGCCCCGTCAGAAATGGCGGGGCCTCTGAATTTGTTTATACCTAATATCTTGGTATAATTTAACTAACACAAAGGAGCTATAACTTGGCAACAACAGTATATGATGTAGTAGAAATTGAATTGTCAGACGGGTCAAACTTGACTCTAAGACCTCTTCCAATTAAGCAACTAAAGAAGTTTATGGAAGTTATTCGTTCAATTGACGTTAAAGAAGATGCAACCGAAGATGACGCTATGGACGTATTTATTCAGGCAGCTATGATTTGTCTTGAAACATTCAAGCCAGAGCTTTCCAAAGATATAGATAAGTTTGAAAGCGTTGTTGAAGTTCCTACTATGATGAAGATTCTAGAAGTTTGCGGTGGTCTAAAGCTAACAGACCCAAACCTTCTGGGAGCGGCACTAGTTGGGACGAACTAGACCTACGCTCCTTGGAGTCCGAAGTATTTCTAACTGGTCATTGGAAAAACTTTGACGAATTAGAAAGTAATCTTTCTCTTGATGAATTGATGGCAATCATTGAGATTATCAGGAAAAAAGATAACGATGACAAAAGATTTTTAGCAGCAATAAATGGCGTAGATCTTGATGCTGAAGAAGAAGTCAGCGATGTATCAGATCTTATGAATTTAAAGGTTGCTAGAGACGAAGGTTTTGGAGTAAACGAAGGCTTAGGCTTTATGCAAATGGGGGTGGATGAATAGTGGCAAGAGTAGAACTTAATATAGTTGCACTCGGAGATTTTACTTCCGTCAATACGCAAATAAAAGCTCTACAAGCCCAAATTGATCTACTTAATAAAAGTGTTGCGGGAGTAGGATTAGGTAATAACCTTACCAAAGATCTTAATTCAGCAGCAGCAGCATTTAAAAATACAATGCTGTCAACTGGACAATTTACTCAAGCACAAGTCCAATTAAGAACAGAAACTCAGAAGTTTGGCCAGGCTTTAGAGTCTGGCAAACTATCTTTAGGTACATATTACAGCATAATTAAACAAAATTCTGGTTCAGCAATGAACAGTGTAAAAGCACTTGCTGTTGAACAAACTAAACTTCAAAATTCTGTAATAATGGCTGACCCTACAAAGCAGGGATTTTATTCAGTATTTACACCAACAACAATTAATAAAGTCGCTGATGCAACAAAGATTGCTGCAAACGAACAAAATATTTATAATATTGCTGTTGAAAAAGGAACGCAAAGTTTAATTAACTGGGGTAAAAATACACAGTGGGCTGGTCGTCAGTTAACAGTTGGTATGTCTGTACCTCTTATGCTTTTTGCAAGTCAAGCAACATCAGCGTTTAAAGATGTTAATACAGAACTTACAAGACTTCAAAGACTTTATGGTGAAGGTTTAACGCCTCCATCACAAGCAGAACTTAATCAAATTTCAGCACAGGTAACAGACCTTGGAAAAAATGTTGCAAGCAGCATGGGTATTGCCGTTAAAGATACTGTGCAAGTTGCAGCTAACTTTGCTGCTATGGGTCGTCAAGGACAAAATCTTTTAGATACAACATATCAAGCACAACGCCTTTCAAAACTTGGTGCTGTTGACGCAACTGCTGCAACAAACACAATTGTTGCACTTCAAAATGTTTATAAGGTAAGCACAAATCAACTTGCAGATGCAGTTAACTTTTTGTCAGATATCCAGAAGCAAACAACAATGACACTTGGCGATATGACAGAGGCTATCCCGCGTGTTGGTCCTATCATGCAACAATTGGGTGGAAGTTATAAAGATACCGCCGTTATGCTTGTTGCTATGCGTGAAGCAGGTATTCCTGCAGCCCAGGCTGCTAACGCAGTTAAATCTGCAATTGCATCTTTGATTGCCCCAACAAAAAGTGCAGTAACTGCAGCACAACAATTTGGTATTAGTTTAGATGCTGTAAAAAATGCGGGATCTCCAGTACAGATGATTGAAAAGTTACAAGAAGGACTCAAAGGCCTAACCCCATTAGCAAAAGAACAAGTTATTGAAAAGATCTTTGGTAAGTTCCAATTTGCACGTGTATCCGCACTTCTTGAAAACTTTGGCAAGATTGGGTCACAGACACAAAACGCTCTTAAGATTGCAGGAGCTTCTTCTGCAGAACTTGCTAACCTTGCTAATCAAGAAATGCAACAAGCAACATCATCTCCTACCGCAAAATATCAAAGAGCAATAGAAACATTTAAAGCTGACCTTATTCCAGTTGGTCAAAAGATTATAGAAATAACAACTACCCTTATGAACTTTGGTAATACTGTTGCTAAGATTTTTTCAGGTTTGCCAGGCCCAATTAAATCAATTCTTGGCATAGCTGCAATTGGAACGGTTTTGGCGGGACCTATAATTATGTTAACTGGTCTTATGGCTAACTTTATTGGTTATATTACCAAGGCTGTATTTAATCTTAAGCAACTTGCAACTGGTGGAACAACACTAAAACAACTTTTAACACCAGAAATTATTGCATCACAACAAGCAGCAGATCTATTCAGCAAGGGAATATTAGGCGATGTTGATTCTGTTGACTTATTAAATCAAGCAATTAAGAATTTGACCATAAGTATGGAAGGTCTTGTTTCCACAATGAATGCTGGAACAGGAATATCTGCAATTGCATCAGAGATAGCAACAATAGCAGAACCTGGATTAGCTGGAGGTAGAGTTCCATTTATAGCACCAGGAATGGCAACAGGTGGCTGGGTACCAGGAAATCCAGCTGCAGGAGATGTCTACCCAGCAATGCTTACTGGACAAGAAGCCGTTATTCCAGCAGCAACAGCAAAGAAATATGAACCATTTATTAATGGAATGCTTAAAGGTAATTTGCCAGGTTATGAAAAGGGATATTCTGCAGGACATACATCAATGCCATTTACAGCAGGCAGCACTCAATATGAAGAGATGATGAGAAGATATCCAAGTTTGGTTGGTTTGCAAGAAACAAATCCAGGATCAGTAAGAGTTCTTTCTAATCTAGTAAACACTTCTATGATGCAAAAATTAAATGCACAATTAAGAAGTGGAACAGCTACGCCAGAACAATTTGCAGCTGGTTTTGGTAATACTGGAGGATTAGGATTTGCAAGGTCTGCTGGACTAGGTGGATTAGCTTCAAATCCAGAAAACATTCAAGCATTAAAAGATTTTGAAGCAGAGCTTAAAAAGAGAGTTCTTGCTTTAAATAAAACAACATTGTCAGATGAAGACCTTGCAAAAGAAACAAGAAAACTTATTGATGAGCAAATAAATGCAGCTGGAGCATCCAAAGAAGTTGCAACTGCTTTGCACAATGCTTCACAACAGGT